GGATCTGGCGGATCGCCTGATTAAATACACGACCACCAATGAGGTTTACCGGAAGGAAACCAGCAGGGGCCATATTTGCAGGATATGCCATATAGAACTCCTTAAATATTTAAATACGGCCCCGATTATACTCAGGCACCGCTACCAAAAGATACTTTGGACTTCCCTTCACGGAAAAGGGGCATCCGGGGGTCATTTTCGCGGAATAAGTTGTTGTCAACCGATTGCGTTTGTTTATGGGTCAATTCTTCATAATAGTCACGACGAGCATCAGTCATTTCCTGCGTCGTTTTACAAAGAACAAGACCGCCAATCTCAATAAGATCAGATGTCGGAACCAACCCAAAAGCTGCAAAGTCCGAACTAATTTCGGGATGATCTGACGCCTTACAGGGTACCCAGCCTTCGCGCCTTGCGCGGGCCATATTGGCCGGATCAGCTTGCCCCATCATAGACGCCCGAATCCAACGAAACTTATAGCCATCTTGTGGAGCGGGTGAAGGTAAGTCATGCGCAGGCTTCCAAGAAACCTGACGAACTTCTTTTTCCCGTGATTCCGCAGAGCGGGCCTTTCTCAGATCAATATTATCAGCCATTTATAGTTGCTCCTTTTGATGCGTGCTTGGCGTAAACTTCGAGCGGAACACCAAGACGTTTAGCAATTGCGACTTGCGATGCGGTCAGCGTGACTTTTTTTGAAGCAGCAGTTCTACCTGCAGGTGCCACGGGTGACGACTTCTTGGGTCGATTAAATTTTTCAGGGAATCGCTTCTGAATACCGCCATCAATTGCTTGATAGTACTCGTCTGAAGTTGGATCAAACCCTTCATTAACCAATTTCTGGTGCAGCCCATAAGCCAACGAGGTCATTTCCTCATCCTTCCCGAACCAAGGGTTGCGTGTCGCCCAATCTTCTGCACGGGGATCACGGGGTACGGGGGCCTGATATTCTGGTTGTGGTTGATTATATACAGGTTGTTGAGGCGTTTGTAAAGGGGCCGCGTTTTGCCTTACAAAATTCTGTACGTTGTCATATAAACGGCTTTTCTGAACAGTCAGTTCACTAATTTCTTTCTGCGCAGACAACGTACCTTCGGTATCGCCACTCTCATACGCTCTACGGTATTTGTCTTCCGCCAGCTTTTCCTGATACTCCAGCTTGGAGAACGCTTCCTTAGTAAACTCTTGCTGCCCGTAGTTCAATGTCTGCTGCAGGCGTTGGTTTTCTTCAAGGATAGACTGCGCTATACGAATAGCTTCAGCATTTTGACGTTCAAGAGCTTCCTTAGCACGACGTTCATCGTGCATACGGTGGTTTAACTGATTGATACGCTTTTGAACTTTATCTGAGTAATGCTCTAACTCATCTTCCTGTTCTTCGGTTTCCTTAGCACTTAGTGCTGGTCTACCTCGATCCTCTTCAGGAGTGTCGTCAATAACTTCAACCTCAACCTCAATATCACCATCGTCCTCTTCACCCTGCAGGTGCTTTGGGATTTCAAAATCTTCGTTAATAATCTCTTTAGCCATGATAACTCCTAGTAAGCGCGGTTAATACCGCGTGGATCAAGCACCGTGCCTTCAATCTGGTCATCGTTCACCATGATAAATTCCTTACCATTAGCGGAAAAACGCGAACCTGAATACGCACGGAGTAACACAAAATCGCCTACCTTACACCAAGGGCCAGTAGGAAACTTCTCTTCATCTTTATAGGCCAAATCGCCTACTTTAAGGACAAACCCAATTACAGCACCCGCTTCTTCTTTGCGCAGAAACTCAGAAGGTTTAAGAATGCCGCCTTCGGTCTTCTCTTCGATTTCTGGTTTGACGACGAGGATTTTATACCCCACAGGATCTGGTAATTGCGCTGCCAGTTTGTCACTTGTTTCTACCGTCTTGGATACGTCAATATTTGCTACAGACATTAGTCTTCCTCATCGTACTTTTGCAGGTCTTTCAGTCTTTCAAGCGCAGAGGTCAGACCCGTAATCACCCCTACCAAATGCCGATAGTCGGCATAATCATTAACAGCGCCCATCACAAGGGCGTTTGAGCGCGAACTAATCGCGTCTTCCAATTCTTCACGCAGTACATCAAGTACAGTTTTCATTTATCACCTTACATGGGTGGTTTAGGAGGCATAGGCGGTGCAGGTGGTGCACCGGGAACAGGAGGCTGCATAGGTGGCTGTTGCGCTAACATTTCTTGCTGTTTCGTAGCAAGGTCCATCCCTTTAAATAACCCTTCGACTTTAGCGTCTTGCCCCTGAAGCATCAGTTTTGCTTCATTGTTAATCATGGCGATTTCTTTCTGGGCTTCGAGTTTCTTAAGTTCAATTTCTTTCTTGTCATGCAGTTCCTGCTCTCTTAATTGCAGGTCTTTCTGCTGCATCTGTACAACCGGATCTTGTTGCGCCTGTTGCGCCTGTTGCGCTTGGGCTTCGGTCTGGTGTTGTTGAAGTACCCGCTGTGCCGCAGCTGCTGCAAGTTGTGATATCTGATTCTCAAGTTCTGGAGATAACTCTTCCTTCGGATCTGGTAAGGAAACACCCAATTGTTTCTCAATTTCACGACGGTATTGGAACCCAACGTGCTCCATAATATGCGCTTGTGCGGCCTGCTGAATAGCCTGTGCTTGTGGGTTTTGACCAATAAGCTGCGCAAATTTGGGGTCTTGCATAGCCGCTTGATGCACCGCCAGATGCGCCTCGTGATCTTGCTCGATAAACGCCTTAACAGGCTTAATCTTGAGAATATTCATATTCTCCGTCACAGGATCTGTCGGTTTTTGATCGTCTTCAACAATAATGATCTTATCCGCGTCCTTAATACCCATGACCTCCAGCATCTGACGGTGCAATTCAGCGAGGTTGTAAATCTGAGGAGCCATCTGGGCCAGCTGAATAGCTGCCTGATACTGAATAATCCTCTGGGCCATCGTGCTGGCGTTAGGGTCTGCCACGGGGATAATGTCCACCATGTCATAATCTGACTTTTTAACCGACGGCAAAGCCCCATAGTCTGGCGTGTATTCGTATTCTGGCGCGGTGTACTCTTTAATCAGGTGCGCAATGAGCTTAAATTCCTGCTCCATCGACGCATATACACGAGCTTGAACTGCTGACATCACTTTGAGCGTGCGCTCCAGAATCGCAAGGGTAGTACCTACCGGAGCTTCGCCATTCATCATGTCTGGCTTAACATCCGCAACCGCTGCAAGTCTACGACCTTCCTCAACTACATTCTGCAGGAGAGTAAACAGCGTTTGAGATGGCTCTTTATAGGGTAGGGGTAGGATATTATCCCGAATGCTGGATGATGGAACATCCACATCTCTCCACTCACCGGGCATGATGGGAGTATCATCGCCCTTAATACGGAGACCCCGTGACTTTAAACCTCCGGGGAGGTTCGATAGCGTGCCAGCATCAATCAACTGACGCACAATAGACGTTGCGCTCTTAGCAAACCCACCAATTAGGTGAATCAAACCGTACCCATAGGACCCAAATCCGGGGATATACGTGTATTGCACAAAGTGCTGGTTAGGCTGCTTAAACGGATCACTTTCGTCGTAATTACGACGGATAGACAGTACTTCTTGCGTGCCTTTCTCTATAGTGACGATATATGGCAAGGCAATCCCTGTCTCTTCTCCAGTATCTGGGTCTACATCTTCATAACCCTCAAGGTCAAGCTCAGTGTGGATCTCCAGTATCCGGTACCTGTCGTCCTTGATAGCACTAAACCCATCCGCTTCGTCTTTGCGTTTCTGGATGTCATCAAATTCTTTGTTAGCTTCACCAAGCTCCACATCCCTATAGAACCCTGCGTATTGCAGTTTCTTAACTTCATTCTTGGTCTTACGCATCACATGCGTAATACGTGGCGCGGTACGCGCATCACTCGCCCCATAGGGGATATAGAGGTCTTCTGCTGGGACAAACATCGACACCTGACGATTCATCGTCGGGTCAAAATACACTTTCTTAAACGCGGCACCCGCTAGCGCCAAGGACCACAACATCTTTTCATGTTCAGGACGGAATTCCTGCATCTTTTCCGTCAGCTGGTAGTTCATGTCATCTACAACACGGGCGGCAGCTTCTTGGGTATCCCTGTCATCTTTACCAATAACTTTAGCCCTAACGGGTCCCTGTGCCGGAAACGTCTCCGCAATCATTTCTGACTGGAATCTGATAGCAGCCTCCGTCAACATAGGGTGGTAGACACCACAAGCCCCTTCCCACGGTTCGCTACGATCCTCAATCTTCAACCCCAACAAATCCAAACCATCTACATAGGTCTGTTCCCACTCTTTGCGGGCGTTGCGGTCATTCTCAAACTCTTCCAGCAAATCAGAAGCCAAACTCTGCAGTGCAGAGTCATCAATATATTCCGCAAGGTTTGCATCAAATGAGGGTTCTTCCTCAATCTCTACCTCGATATCAAAAATATCTTCACCATCTTCAGGCCCGATGTTGACCTCAATGGGCTGGTCGTCCTGCTCTGTTAGGAACGGACTTTGTGGAAGCATGGCTTTGTCAATGCTGGAAGGTGCTGTCATGGTATTACCTTAAAGAATGTCGATCAGTTTTTCGAGATAATGCAGCGCCTTCTGGTAGTCTTCCTTTGCTGGACCCTTGCTGCCTGCACGCATTATATACTTCAATGCGTTACCTCGATAGAATCCCTTAGCCTGCGCGTGTTCAAAGTTTGTGTCAATCACATCCCAAGGTTGAATCTTCATATCGACGTAGTGTGTCCCTGCAATTTGGTACGCCTCTGGCGGAGTCGGTTCTAGCTCTGGTTCTGGGTAGTCAGCGTTAGCTGCGCCTAGCTCTTCTCTAAACTTCGCGTCTTCCACAGGGTCTGGGTACCAGCGGCTGTAATCTCTGTCGGTCACTGCTTCTTTTCTCTTAAACAACGCTTCAAACTCTTCAGTTGTCACGATAGGCTCCCTTAAGTGTATATACAGTGGTTTCATCAATAATAAGCCGCTTTTCGTGCCTTATAGCGCCACATGTCTTGGTCTTCTTCATCCTTAGCCGTACCAATAAAACCCCCAGAACGGAACCTAGCCAAAGCTAAAGATACACAATCAACCAAGTCATCATTGCGTCCTGCAGGAAAAGACGCTACTTCATCAATAACTTCCTCCGCCCAGCGCTTCTGGGGTGCCCAAACTTTACCAGAGGCAAAGATATCTGCAATAGCGTTCAGTCGAGTAATCTTGTCGTTGCCTTTTGAGGGCGTAAATTCCTGCACAGGAATCCCCATCCTCCGCAATTCATAAATAAGCGGCGCACCCGAAGCACGTTTTTCAATAATAACCGCGTCAGGTTCCCACTCCTTATACAACTCCAGTGTCTTTTCCTTTAGCTCCGGAAACTCAAGACGGTCGCGCCATGCGTTGAGCAAAATAAGGTTGGGTGCTTCTCCATCCTCGTCATTGTCCCACACTCCAAAAAATACCGCCGCGCTGTAGTCTGCAGTAGTTTTTTTCTCAAACGCCGTATCCATCGCCATAATGATGAAATCTACCGGAGGAGGTTTTGGCTTGTCCCATGTCTGCCACCATTCACGTTTGATAATCGCATTGGTCTCTGATGTGGGCTGTTGTTGGTACTGCGCCATCCATTTGCCATTGGGCAATTCTTTGCGGATAGCATCAAGTTCTTCAAAACTCCAAAACTCCGGCCATAGCGGCTTGTTCGATGGCATGATGGCCGGGAACTCAATCACTTCCCACTTATCGCCACCTCTTGCTGCGCTGGCTTCCAGCACTTGACCCGTCAGGTCTCTCATAGACCATCGAGTGTTGTGGCTTACGATCCCGTTTGCGATGAAATTCTCTGTTCGGTCTATCTCAACATCAAAAACTTCTTCCTCTCCATCAGGAGTTATCGAGATTATCGGGTCCGCTGTGAAGTCTGAGATACGCTGCAGCTCGTTCAAGTATTGTTGGTGTCTTACCATAGCCAACGGCAAGATTGCAGTCGTTGCAGAGGAGACCCCGAACTTTTCCAGTGTCGTGGCAATGGTCAATGCACAGTTTTCCGCCCCAATGGGCCCGAACATTGTCTCCGGGCAGATCTCCGCATACAGCGCATTTGCCCCCTTGTTTTTCAAGCATTGCTGCGTACTCTTCGAGCGTGATTCCGTATCGGCTTTTAATCCGTGTAGCTCTTCGTGATTCTGGGGTGCCCCTGCCGTGTCCCTCTTGCCACCTTTTTGCATTGTAGTGCGCGATGCACAAGCCTTTAGACACAACATTATTTTGGCAATCAGGTTCTGAACAAGTCTTCCCTTTGTGCTTTCCGTGATATCCGGGCTCTCGTCTTGGGGCGTCTGGGTGTTTCCTGTGGTATGAGTCGCTTGCTTGACAAGGTCCGCACTTTCCGGGTTTGGTTTTTGCTCGTGCTGGTCTGTTACAACCTTCAACGATACAAGTAAATCTCCCCGTCTCAAGTTCCTTAGTCTGGTCCATTCGAGTACTCCTTCATTCATTATGAGAAACGGATGCCTCTCATTTGCTCGGAGTATTCTACCAGATTGTGTTTGTATTTTGTATATGGAATCAACACCACTTGACTGGTGATTGTTGACTCTAGCTGTGGTTAACTTTCCATTGTCAAACGTAGCCACCAAATCGCCGGGACGCACATCTCGCAAGGGTCTTTCTAGCCCGTCCGCCATCAAAACCGGGGTGTCCCCGGTCATGCACATAACGATAATTATGGCTCCGCCCGGTTGCAAACGCTGACGTGGTCCTGATGTGTACCACTCAAACACTTTGTCGTAGATGTCAGGGTTAAATTGGGCCAGTACTGCTTCTCCTTCTGAATGGGGATCATCGATGATAAGAAGGTCAGCGCCTCGCCCAGTAACAGTACCACCGACGCCACTAGCAAAATATTCACCATTAAAGTTAGTGTTCCATCGTCCTGCAGCTTTTGAATCCGTTCTAAGCTCAACTTCAGGGAAAATCTTTTTATACTCACTACTATCTACTAAGTTACGAACTTTACGACCAAAACCCTCCGCAAGCTCCGCGGTGTTTGAAATTTGCATGACCTTCTTTTTAGGAAACCTACCTAAAAACCAACTTGGCAGTAGATAGGACGCAAACTCCGACTTGGTATGTCGAGGCCCCAAATTAATGATGACTCTCTTTTTCTCACCACGAGCCACAGCCTCAAAAATCTTCGCAATCCTCCGGTGATGCGCACCTGAAATAAAATCAGGCCATACCGCATTTACGTAGGCAAGGAAGTCATCTTTAGCTTTATTCCGCAACGTCCGCGCATTCAACTCCTCTATAGTTTGCAGGAGTCTTATTTTTTCGCTAGGTGGAGCGTTTTCTAATATAAGCTTTAATTCTTCTTTAGTTATGCTTTCTAAGATAGAAGTCATACTCTAACTGCTTCACCTTCAATGGCTTTTCCGGCGTATTTGTTTAGCGCTTCCATTAAATAGTTATCCAATTCAACCGTACTTTTCATGTTGATATTGACCTCAGTGCGTTCTGCAGTAAGGTTTACTATGTTGGTTTTGGCTAGAGAATCGAGCGCTGGCTTTGATATTTTAGGGTCTGGGTCAGCAGCTAATTGGTAATAGCGGTACATCACAAAATTCTGCCATTGCTCCTGAGCCACGGGCATCACGAAGTCATAGGGATGCCCTATAGAATTTTTTAGATGCTTTTCAGCTGCACGTTCTGCGGCAACTGATGGAGCGGGGACAGGTAAACTCGGATCTAAAACCTTTGCCGTGATCCACTGATTGTCCGTAGCTGTGAGCTTCGGGGTGGCTTCTTCTGGCAGGTTTTGATTTTGAAAGGCTACCGATTTGAAA